TTTACGCTACAATAAAACTAACTTACTCTTTGAATCGTGGCAGCTACCATAAATGCAACTATAAAAAGTGAAACTGCAAATAGCTATGTCACATTGGCAGAAGCTAATAGCTACTTTGAAACTGTGCCTGATTCAAGCACCTGGACTAATAAAACAGACGATCAAAAAAACAGAGCATTAATATCAGCTACTAGAGAGATAGATAATTTAGTTTTTTATGGAGATAGATGTGACGAAGATCAAGCACTTAAATTTCCCAGAACAAATTATCAGGTAGATAGAGTTGAGTTAAGTTGTTCAACTATTCCGTTAAATATTAAATATGCACAGTATGAATTAGCTAGAGCATTAGCAAATGATACTGATGCTATTACAGGTAATACAGGTACAGCAGGTGTTCCTTCTGAAGTGAAAATTGGTGATTTAGAAGTTAAATATAATGAAAGATCACAAAGTACAGGAACTGTAAATAACATCTTTGACGTTTATCCCTGGTTACAAAGTTTTCTTGGAGCATATTGTTCTGGTGGTAGTGGTAGCTATCAAGTAAGAGTGATGAGGGGATAACATGGCAGCTATAGACGATATTTTTGGTTCGATACCAGCACAAGTTTTATCTCAGTTTGGTCAGGATATAACTTATGTAAAAACGACAACACCTCGTACATATAATCCTACAACTGGTGCTGTGACAGGATCTGATACAAACGTAACTGTAAAAGGAGTTATTTCACAGGTAAATTCAAGTGAAAGTGATGGTGTATTGCAGGGAACAAATGTAACAGTATTAATTGGTGCTTCAGAATTGGGAGACTATTATCCTACGCAAGCAGATCGTATTCAATATCCACGAGCAGGTTCTACTGTAGAGGGTAAGATAATATCAGTTAGAACATATAGAGGCGATAAGCCTGTATATCATTCTTTATCAGTGAGGATACAATAATGGCTGAACTATTTAATCCACTTACAGATCCGAAATATAGTCCTGGAGGTAGGAGACTATTTGGAACAAGAAAAAGAGATGTTCGTTTTATGACAGATGATATTATGTCAGCATTAAATGATGGGCTTAGAAATGCTGCGGTAAGAGTTATGAATGATTTAGGTAAAAAAGGACCTGTTTGGTCTGGTGAATTTAGAGATAGTTGGATTGCAGTGTCAAGACAAAAAGCAGGAAGTGTAGCTGCTAATGGTTCTTATCCATATACGTTAGATAACGTACCAAAACTTTCTTTAAAACAAAAAGGACAGGTAAAAAAAATAGAAATTACAAACACATCTAAATGGGCCAAGTATGCACTAGATTTAGAACCTGGTAGATTTTTTATTCCGAAAGATCAACCAAATCCTAAAGGAAATATAGAGCCAAATTCTCCAGGGAAAAGAGATATAACTACAACAACTTTTAGAGGACAAATTTCTAGTGGTGTTGGAAAAGCAAGAATTACTGCACCTTTAGATTGGTATTCTAGATACTTAAGAGGTGGTGAATTTAGACAAAGCCTTGGAAAAGGTTTACAAATGGGGTTTAAGCCTAAAAGATGAATTATCAAGGAATTAGAGCAGCCCTAGAAAATCCTATTCTTACTGCTTTTACAAATCTATCTCCTGCCGTACCAGTATTTTTTGATAATATTACGGCTGCACCTTTAGGAAGTGTTACGGAATATGTCACAGTAAATCTTACCTTTGGAATTACAAATGAGGTAACTTTAAGTTCTAGTGTCGATCATGCACGTGGAGCAATCATCATTCGTGTTTATTGTGAAAAAGGTAAAGGACCTGCAAGAAATCAAACATTAATTACCACTGCTGTTAATGTTATAGAAACATTAAATGACACTGCAAAAACAAATTCTGGAGTATTTTTCAGAACTGGAAATATTGACGGACCAACATTTTCTACTACAGAAGATCCTCCTTTATTTGAAGGCAGAATAGAAACTTCTTACATTGCTACAGTTTTAAGCTAAACAAATTGCAAAAAACACGCTAATGTATAGGATATACAATTCTTTTTAAGAATCATGGCTGTCACCGCTTTATCTGGAACATCTGGAGCTTTATATTACAAACCTGCTGGTACTAAAGGGACTTTTGGTACGGCTGGAGTAAATATTGGCACTGAAACTATTACTGTTGAAACTTATCTAAACTTCAAAGTAGGTGATCCTGTTAAATTCAGCGTTATTAACTCTCAAACTGGTGGATCTGGAACGGGCACATTACCAGCAGGATTGAATACTTCTGATACTTTTTATGTGATTGCATATACAGCCACAACAGGAGCATTACAGGTGTCAGCAACTTCTGGTGGTTCAGCAGTAAATATTACTGATGTTGGTACAGCAGCATCTCCAAATGAGTTTCAGGTAGCTTATGCAGCTTTTGCAAGTGTTTCACAGGTTAGAGAATGGACATTTGAAATATCTAGAGAAGAGATAGATGTAACAACTATTGGCGGTACTCCAACACAATTCACTCCATTTAGAAAATATATTGCAGGTTTTGGTGATGGTACAGGTACTGCTACTGCTTACTTTACAAACGAAGATACAGCAATGGTAAATCGTATGGTTCAAGATGTACTACAAAGACAGCAAGTAGGTGCAGCTATGAAACTATATATGGATCAGGTATTTACTGGTGGTGCTGTCAGCGACACATTAAGTAGATTTATTGAGTTTGAAGCTACATTAACTGCTGCTTCATTAAATGTTAATCCTGATGATGCTCAGACAGTAAGCGTAGAATTTAGACCTGCTGTACAGCCTACATTTGATTTCGCTACTACATAAATAGTTGAGTTTATTAGATAACTAGACTAGAATGAGATAGTAATAATATTAATTTATGGCATCTACCAAAACTATGCGAGCAATAGATCGCTTGCGTAAGGCTGCAAACTTAGAAGCTACAAGAAAAGAAGTCACCTTGTCGGATGGAACTGTATTTGAAATGTGGGTTACACCTCTTACATTAGCTGAAAAAGAAAGAGCACAAAGAATGGCAAAATCTGATGATGCTAATGAATTTGCTTTACGTTTGCTATTAACTAAAGCACAGGACGAAACCGGAGAAAAGTTATTTCAAATAGGTGAAATAGATGTTCTCAAAAATGAAGTGAGAGATTCTGACCTACAAAAACTAATGTTAGCTATTATTCAGGAGGAAGAAGAACCTCTCGACCCAAAAGACTAAGTGCCGAACTGCGTAAAGATAATTTAATGATGTTGCAGTTTGGTATTGCTAAAGAATTAGGAATGAGTCTTAGTCAAGTAAGACAAATGACATTAGAAGAAGTTGTTGGTTGGAGTGCTTATTTTCAGGTTTTAAATGAAAATCAAGAGAAAGAAATGGAAAAAATTCGTAGACGCAGGTAGAATAAAAAAATATAATCTTTAACAAAGATAAAGAGAATGGCAGAATATAACGCAACAGTTGCTTTAACAGTAAAAAATTTAAGGTCATTAAGCACTCTTGAAAGTCAGTTAAAAAAAGTAAGTGCAATAGCAGATAGATTAAATAAGAAAAGAATAGATTTAAACATGGGAGGTAGAGGTGATGTCCGTGACGCTTCTGGTATCGCTTCAAAAAAAGCAAATGATGCAATAAGAGGTTTTATAAATGGATCAAGTAAATTTGGAAAATCTGTAAGTTCTATAAACAGCCAACTTTCAGATTTCAATGGACTACTTAATATCACTGCATTAAAGGGTACTGGAGCGTTTAATAAACAAAGTGTTGCAGTTAAACAATTAGCAACAGTTTTTACTCAGGCAACAGCAGAAGCAAAGAAATTAGCAATGCAACAAGAAAATCTTATAAGGACTGCTGATCCTGCTAGGGCTGGAACTGCAATACAAGCAGAGATTAGAAATAGAAACAGAAGAGCAAGAGTAGCTAGAGGTCGAGAAAGACAAAGAAAATTTAGAGATGCTCGTAATAGTGCTTTAATTGGTGGTGGTTTTCCTTTGTTATTTGGTGGAGGGCCAATACAAGCACTTGCTGGTGGTTTAGGCGGAGGTTTTGGTGGGATGCTTGGTAAAGGTGGAGGATTTGCTGGTTCTATTGCTGCTACTGCTGCTGTTCAATCAATTCAACAAGCGATAACTGCTGTAGGAGATTTAGGAAAGGCAATGAGTCCAGTTAATCAAAACACACAAGCATTATCTAATGCTTTGGGTTTAGTAGGTACTCCAGCAGGTAAATATTTAGAAACTTTAGAGCAAACTCAAGGTAAGCAAGTAGCTTTTAACGAAGCGATGAGAAGAATGGAAAACCTTGTGGGAGTAAATGGTGTTAAAGCATTACAAGACTTTGGTGAAGGCACAAGAAAGCTACAACAAGATATAACTACTTTTCTTACAAGAATTGCAGCAAAAGCAGCACAACTTCTTAATAACATTGGAGGTGGTGGAGGTGGTGGAACTGGTCGACCAGTAGGTTTAGCTAGAGCTAACCTTTTAGCTCAAGGAAAAAATACAACAACAGGTCCACTAGCTGATGAAATACAAGAGGTTGTTGCAAAATTAAATGCTCCAAGGTTAGGTAGAAAAACAAGAGAAGAACTACAAGATGAATTGATTGAATTAGTTAAGAAGAGAAATCTGTTACAAGAAAATCTTGATATAACAAATGAGGCTAACGCAAAATTTCAAAAAACTTTAGAAAATCTCACAGAAGAAAATGAGCATCTACAAAATGTTTTACGATTAGGAAAAGAAGGTGCACAAATTGAACAGGAAAAATTGAGAATTGCTAAAGAACTAAATATTGAAGTAGGTAAATTAACTCCTCAACAAGTTTTACAGATATCTAATTCTGTAAAATTAAACAATCAGTTAAAAGAGCAAAGGCAGATACAAGAACAAATTCAAAATATATTAGCTGGTGGCATGACTAATGCTGTTATGGGATTAATTGAAGGAACTAAGACATT